TTTCTTTTCTTTGCCTGGTTTGTAATGCGCTTCTATTAATTGACTTGCATTTAATTTTGTTGTCTTATTATATACATGAACCTTGTTAGCAATATTTTTTGCTGTAAGAGCTTTCTCTGTAGCATTTTTACTATTAAGTGGTTTTTTTAGATGATATGCTAATGCGTTATAATAACATTGCATTGATTCTGTTACAGCAGTATCATCAGCGCCACCGCCTGATCCACCTGACCCACCACCAAACTCTTTTGTTTTTTCCAAATCGGTTAGTTTATATGGTCCACCATCACCAACAAAAAACATCTTTGTTAATTTGGATCCTGTTGCAGCTATAATTTCTTCTACTTCATTTTTTTTAAAAAGGTCAGCAAGTCCTTTAATATCAGGATTGAATTTTAGTTTTACTTCTTTTCCATCAATTTCAAACGGACTTTTATCCTTGATTTTTTTAAAAATCAAAGGTGCTGTTGGTCTTTTTCTTAATGTTTCGTTTTTGATTTTTCCCATGCCACTATTTAGTAGCTTTTAACAGCTAATAGTTCCAGAGAAATCTAGGAATACCACCATTTTCTTGCCAGACTTTGTTTTTATTTTGAAAATCTGCTAGGTGAGTTGCGTCTTCTTCAAAAAAATACTTTGCTACAGTATTACCAGTAGGTTTTTCTACAACATTCCATAAGATTTTTTTGCCTTCTTTGGCCATTTCTACTGAATAAGTCAATTTCTTATCTATCCCTCCTGGTCTTTGGTCACCTCTATGAAATCTTACTTTTTGTGTCTTCTTTTTTTTAGGCATAATTATAATTTAAAGTCTGAAAACTTGTTGTAAGCATCCTCTTTTTCATCTGTTTGATTTGCGTCAACAATGTTTTGACTTGCTTGTTGTACATCATACAATCTCATTTTAGCTCTATCAACACCAATAATAAATGCACGATTTATACTAGGGTCATTATATCTATTTTTCAATTGTTTTACTTTCATTTGACCTAATGCCTCTAGTTCCTCGTTTGACATTAAGGCAAACATAAAGTCAGCAGTTGCTGGAAGACCAAAAGATTCAGAGGTATCTTCAAGACCAATATCAGTTGACACGAAACCAGTTCTTGTTGTTTGTGTTGCACTAAAAATTGGTACATCAAATTCTACAGCCAAACCTCTTAGCTCTTCAGCAATTGCCTTTATATAAAAGTATGATGAAATATTGCCACCTTTAAATCTACTTGAAGCACAAATGTTCAAATAATCAATAAAGATAACATCTGGTCTAAATGATTTCTTTAGAGCCAATTCGTTTAATAACGACTTAAAATGTCCGCTATGAGCAGACGCCGTTGGATATTCTTTTACAATAAGTTGACCTTGAGTCTTCTCTCTCAACTTTTTAATTTTGCCTTCATACAATTGATGAGGCATTTCGTGTAAATCTTCCATAGTAACATCTAAAAGATTTGCGTCTATTCTTTCAGCGATTCTTTCTTCAGCCATTTCTAAAGTGATATACAATACATTAAGACCTTGTAACAAATAACTTGAAGCAACATGACACATAAACAAAGATTTACCAACACCAGTACCAGCAAGAGCAATATTTAAAGTCTTACTAGGGACACCACCTTTGGTAATTCTATTCATGTAATCTAAATCAAATTGATATCTTTTCTCTTTTGTATGATAGAATTTAAATCTAGCTTCTGCGTCTTCAATATAATCGTGACCAACAGACTTGTCAAATGATACTGCTAAGGCGTCTGATAAGATATGTGGTATTGCCTCTGGTGTTTGTTTCTTATCTTTACCGTCTAGTATTTTAATACCACTTAATACTGCGTTGTGAACAGCACGGTCTTTACAAAACTTCTCTGTAGTTTCTAATAACCATTGGTCATCTGCCTTTGTATCTTCAACTGCAACAACATAATCTTTTATATTTTGCAACTCTTCTTCGTTAATATCTCTTCTATTATTTAATTCAATTAAGATAGCGTCTTTTGTAGGAAGATTATTATACTTCTCTACAAATTTAAATACCTCACCAAACAATAATTGTTCAACACGATTACCAAAATACTCTTCTTTGATAAAAGGTAAAACTTTTCTAGTATAGTCTTCATTATGAAAAAGACTATTGATTATTGTATTCTCAATCCTGGATTGCTGTGCCATCTTCTAATTTCTCTTCTAATAATTCTAATAAAATATCACCAATATAATCTATAAACTCTGAATTGTCAAGCAGGAGAAGATTACGAGGGTTGCTATCAATTGTATAGTCAAATTTCATTGGTAGTTTGCCCTCTTTCAATTCTGATTCAGGTGCAAACGCAACTCTGCCGTAATGGTAAATTACATCTTTGAATTTACCCTCTGTTAACTTGATACAAGAAAAGTCAGCGCCTTCTTTTTGGGCGAAAACATATCTTTTATTCTTCGTCTTGTCCGTAGGTGAATTTTTGTTTTGTGTATTCATCAATCTTTGTTAGTACCTCATCTGTAAAATATTTTTCAGGCTCTGTATTGATAGACTTACCAAAAACTTTTGTGCCATCTGGTAGTTCGTATCTAGTAGATACTTTCTTAAACACACCAGCTTCTTCGCCTAGTTCTAATAGACCATAATGTCTATCTAAACCTTGTTTATATGAAAGTCTTACATCAATTTGAGCATTCTCTTTTGTTATTCTTGATTTATAGTTTTTACAATGTATAATATTACCAACTACCTCTGTGCCATCTTTTTCTTTTCTTTTGCCTAGGTAGACGATTGATGAAGCAGCGTATTTCAAACCTGAACCGCCACCCATTTCTTTTTGTGGAAACATAGAACCAATAACATCATAAGTGTGATTGGTCATTATCATAGGAACATTTGCTTGACCTAGTTTTAAAGTCAATACTCTGAAAGTAGATTTGACAATTTGTGACCTTGTCATATCTCTAGTTTCTTTACCAGCAGCCGTATCTTCCATTTCTTTTGTAGTAGATAACATACCTAAACTATCTAATACAAACATCATTGGTTTTCGTTTGTCTTCTGGTTGTTCCAAATATTTGTCAATCACTTTAATTGATTGAGCTCTGAATTCTTGTACCGTTGCAACTGGCATAACAACAAGTCTTGTACTATCAACACCTCTACTCTCAACCATATCTCTGGATATGGCATTCTCTGATTCAAAATAAATCACACCAGCTTCTGGATGTTTTTCTAAAAAACTTTTTACAATACCTAATGCAAAGAAAGTTTTACCTGTCGCAGCTTCACCAGCAATTGCTGTAATACGATTGCCTGGTAAACCACCGAAAATTGAACCTGATAGAAGAGCGTTGAAAGAATAAGAACCAGTATCAATAAATGTATCTACATCACCACCGGCAACACCGTCTTTGGCTAATGTTGCAAATTCATTACCTGTTTCTTTAATTATGTCTTTTAAAAAGTCGCTCATATTCTATCATCTCCGTTTCTGTATAACTTATAGTATACCATTTTATACCCATACTATAACATGTTTGTTTAATATTGTCAAGCTCCTGAGGTGGAAAATCGTGGCTAATATATTCATTATATCTCTTGTATATTGTTATTCTCATTCATCTTATTATGTCTATATTACTATCTTTAGTCCACACTTCTAGGTCATTTCTTAACCGACCATCACTATTTAGTTTGTCAAATCTTTTGGTAGCCAGTTTACGCCACCATTCTATTAGTTCATTATCGTAATACCTATCATAATTAGGTGCTCTGACAATCTTATCTGTTTTACCATTTACTATATCTATATAGTTTTCAATACCATAGTTTGACACATAATATCTTTTTCTTTCTGTTAATAGTTTTGCATTTTTAATTGTGTTATTGAATTTTTTAAGGTCATCACCGTCTAAAGTTTTCTTTACCAATGCAATAATGGCATTTGTTAATTTTAGTTTTCTACTACTAGCGTTTTCTTTTACAATATTACCGACTCTATCTTCAACATAGTGTTGTAAATCTTTAAATGGTTTACCGTGTATCATTGGTATGAAATCACTATCAGTTAAACCTTTGTATCTCAACATAGGTTTCATACCATCATATTGACTTGCTGACTTTGAGTTGCCATACAAACTTGTAGTCTCAAACATTACCAAGTTCATGTCATATTTTTTATTTAATTTTTCTCTAACTTCATGTGAACAACATAAAGCAGCCAACAATTTACCACCTAGATAATTAAAACCAAATGGTTGTGTAGGCACAATAACAAAACCCATAATAGCAGTTTTGTTAAATGATGTTAAATCAGGTACATTACCAAGTAATACATTTCTAGGTTTACAATTAATTACAGGCGAAACAAA